ATGGGGATCAAAACTTCTGTGAAGTCGGGCAACTTTCGCCCGACGAAGCAGGGTGCTGGTATGACCAAAAAAGGGGTGGCTGCGTATCGCAAGGCCAATCCGGGGTCAAAACTCCAAACTGCCGTGACCGAGGACAATCCTACTGGCAAGCGGGCAGCAAGGCGCAAGTCTTTCTGTGCTCGTTCCTTGGGTCAGATGAAGAAGTTTCCCGAGGCCGCTAAAGATCCAAACAGCCGCATACGGCAGGCTAGAAAACGGTGGAAGTGTTAAATGGAACTGCTTAATCTTGTTTGGAACGCGGCGTTGACTTTGGCGTCCGCATTTTTCATGGTGGTTTGGTACATGGCACAGGAAAAGTTTAAAAAACTAGACCAGATCGAACAAAGACTCAACGACACTCGTGTGGAGGTTGCTCGTGACCACGTTACTAAAGAAGAAGTGCAAAGAATTACTGAGCACATTGACGCAAGGTTTAACCGCCTTGAAGAGAAAATTGATCGGCTTATTTCAAAAGGATAAATGATGGCACGCAAAAACCTAGGCAAACTTGCCCTTCTTGGAGGCGCCGCTCTTCTCGCTAGTCGCATGATGAAGGGTAAGGGAGACAAAGAAGGTAAAAAAGACACAGACACGACTGCTGATGCGTCGGCAGGTATGGCTAAAGATAGACTGGGTGGGACTGGTCTAGATCGTGGAGATATGGACACTTCCGGCGATGCGTCGGCAGGTATGGCCCGTGATCGTTTGGCTGATCTTGAAAAACGTGCTCGTTCTTCGTCTGGTGCTAAAGCGGCTCCTCCAACTACAGCCCGTTCTAAAGTAGAAGGAGCAACGGCATCTGGTCTTCCTCGTGAAGCTAGAAATGTAGAACCTACTTTTGAAGGCGCTTTAGCATCTGGTCTTCCTCGTGAGGCTCGTGGAGTTAGGACAGCGGGCGCTGGTGGAAGAGATCCTAGCCGTTATGGAAAACCAGTTAAATTAGATGAGCTTGGTTTTAAAAAGGGCGGTAAAGTCCCCTCAGCCTCCAAGCGGGCTGATGGTATTGCTCAGCGTGGTAAGACTAAAGGTCGAATGATTTAAATGGCTGGCTTGCTTGAAAAGCGTGATGACGAGACTATGGACGAGTTTATGGAGCGTCTGGCTAAGTCGTCACGTGCGCACAAAGAAAGCCTAAAAAGCGATCCTCGCTATCGTGCTTTTGAGCAAGGCGTTCCGGGAAAAGATGTTGATGTAAAGACTTACGACATGCCCCCTAGTCGTGATTCGCTTGACGAAGACGCAGAACGAACAGTAGAAAAGGCAAGAAAGCGCCGCTCCCGAATTGAAGAGCGGGAAAGAATTACAGGTAAGAAGCCCATGTTGGCTAAGGGTGGGGCAGTTAAATCATCCGCTTCCAAGCGTGCGGATGGAGTTGCTATCAAAGGTAAGACTAAGGGAAGGTTTGTTTAATGTACTTGACCAGCAACATTCCGTACTTTAAATGCTGGGTAAGAAAAGAGTTTACAAATGGACACCAAAACTATCACGGGGAGTATTTGCATGGACTGGCAGTCGCTGTCACGACCATCCCTGATCGGTGTCTTGGGTTTCAAGTCATCTTCACTGGGTGTGAAGCAGAAGGTCAGCCAAATCCTCACGGCGGGGCAATGTGGGCAAGAATGCCAATCACGGCTCTTGTTGGTGATATTCCCCTTCAAGAGTGGCCCGAGCGCATGGAGACTCATCTGGCGCAGCCTTGGGACTGTAGTTCGTACAACCACGGAATCGTTAGGATTGACAGGGCGCAACCCTCTCCTTGGCTGTGCAAGATCAACAACGAGTTCCATACTGGTCGGTATCTGTTCACGGTGGACTACGCTGAGAGCGATGTTTCAGAAGACTCATCCCAACATAAACAGAGCCATGTACTTATCTTGACGGATGCTGGAAAATGGACAGGAAATGTAGTGGCTTTACCAAACAATCGAGTGCGAGTCACCAGCCCAGCGTATTGGGTAACAGGCGAGGGAGCGCCCGATTTTCGACCCAGCCAATGGATTCATTGTGCGGAACAAGACGATTCGTACATGGACCCAGAGGTAACTTTTAACAATTTGTATAAGGAGTAGTGAAATGGCAAAAATGCCGATGGTTGAAAAAGACGGGAAAATGGTCCCATCCTTCGCTGCTGATGGTAAGGGCAAGATGGCAAAGGGCGGTATGGCTAAAATGGCTATGGGTGGCGGCGTAAAAGCCAAAATGGGCGCCTCTACAATGGGTGCAGTGAAGACTGGTAAACCTGCTATGGGTAGTGCTTCCAAACGGGCTGATGGAGTTGCTATCAAAGGCAAAACCAAAGGCAAGATGCTGGCTGGTGGCGGTATGGCAAAAATGAAGGCTGGCGGCGGTGTAAAAGCCAAGATGATGAAGTCTGGCGGAGCGTGCTAAATGATGCCCTCACGCGGGATGGGTGCCATCCGATCTTCTAAGATGCCAAAGGCTAAAACCGGCATACGTAAAGACGGTGACAAGTTCACCAAATATAAAAAAGGTGGTGCGGTCAAGTCTCGCGTGAATGAGGCTGGCAACTACACCAAACCCGGACTACGCAAGTCTATCTTTGAGCGTATTAAGGCTGGTGGTAAAGGTGGTGCTCCGGGGCAGTGGTCAGCCCGTAAAGCACAGATGATGGCTATGCAGTACAAAAAAGCCGGTGGTGGATATCGTGATTAATTTCATAGATAAACAGATTGAAGCCTCCGAGCGTCTTTTTAATATGATGATGCAGGACCACAAAGAGAGGATGAAAGAGGCCGCTTTGTGGGGTGAAATGAATGTTGGGTTGATGAGTAAGTTAGAACAACGGGATGCAGAGATAGCAAAATTGCGATATCGCATCAAAGAACTTGAAACCCAACTATCGGAAAGGCAGTCATGACACCTATATCTTTTGCAGTTTCTACCTATTGGATTGCTGGTGTGATGTTAGGAATAGAAATGCAAAAGACAGAAGATGGAGATAAAGTTTTAGTTATAGATTTGTTTATCCTTCGTGTCATGGTTTTCTTTGGCGGGGTTGACGATGATGTACAGCCAAAAGATTAAATTAGTTTACAACCCTAAAGTAGATGGAAACGTTTTTAAGTGGGTCTTAAACGCCGCTCAGTTTGTTAGAGAACTTAGACAGGAAGAAATAAATGCCGCTAAAGAATCCGCAGCAAAGTCTAAAAAACTGGACAGCCCAAAAGTGGAGAACCAAAAGTGGTAAGCCCTCCACCCAAGGACCCAAGGCTACTGGGGAGAGGTATCTCCCCGAGGCGGCTATTAAATCTTTATCGCCTGCTGAGTATGCGGCGTCCACAAGAGCCAAAAGAGCAGGAAAAGCAGCAGGCAAGCAGTTCGTCAAGCAACCCAAAACCATAGCAAAAAAGACAGCGAGGTTCAGGTAATGAGTAAAGACACGAATCGGTTAGAACTTACAAAAAAAGTTCAAGACAAAAAGTTGTCCGGGGTAAACTTAAAAACCGGAGAAAGAGGCCTTCGTGAATTTTCAGAAAAATTTAGCGGTGATACGTATGGAACACCGCTTAGTAAAGGTGCAATTTCTGCGGGTTTTAAAAAAATAAAAGACGCACCGTTTCTTGAAAAAATGAAGTATGCAAGAGCAAAAAATGAAAAATTAAATGAAGAGGGAGCACAAGCAGCACGTGAAGCCGGTGCTGAAGAACGGCGTGAGGCTCGTGGCATGAAAAAAGGTGGCTCTACGTCTAAGTGGATCCAGTCTGCCATTAAGAAGCCCGGAGCACTTCGGGCGCAATTGGGTGTTAAAAAAGGCGAGAAGATTCCCGCCAAAAAACTTGCTGCCGCAGCCAAGAAGCCCGGTAAGATGGGTCAGCGTGCCCGTCTCGCCCAAACCCTGAAAGGCTTCAAGAAGTGACCACTTCCGGTACCAACACCTTTAATCTAGACCTTAATAACCTCATAGAGGAGGCGTTTGAGCGTGCTGGTGTTGAGATCCGCACGGGTTACGACTTCAGGACTGCCCGTCGGTCGCTGAACCTTTTGACTATTGAGTGGGCTAACCGGGGTATCAACCTTTGGACTATTGAAGAGGGCACGATTGCTCTCACCCAAGGCACGATCACCTACGCACTACCTGTAGATACTATTGACCTGATTGAGCACGTGGTGCGAACCCAGACTGGGCAAGAGCAGACGGACATCAATATCAACCGTATCTCGGTCAGCACTTACGCTTCGATCCCCAATAAGAACGCTCAAGGGCGCCCCATTCAGGTCTGGATTGATCGGCAGTCGGGTGCAAAGTACCCAATCAACGGGAACGAGCCAAACACAACGAACCCAAATACTGGGGTAAACCCTCCCAATATCAATGTTTGGCCCGCTCCGGACCAATCAAACTACTACACCTTCGTCTACTGGAGAATGCGTAGGATGCAGGACGCTGGGAATGGAACAAATACTCAGGACATCCCATTCCGGATGTTGCCTTGTTTGGTGGCTGGGTTGGCTTACTACATAGCCATGAAGATCCCTGATGCCCTGCCACGCCTAGAGATGTTGAAGATGTCTTATGAAGAACAGTGGCAGTTAGCCTCTGGTGAAGATAGAGAAAAAGCGCCGTTGAGACTCGTACCGAGAGAGATGTTCTACTAAAATGCCTAATAGATTTGCTTCCGGTAAGTATGCGATTGCGATGTGTGATCGTTGTGGGTTCCAATACAAGTTAAAAGAACTCCAGACGATTGTCATTAAGACTAAGAACGTAAATTTGTTGGTTTGTGATGAATGTTGGGAAGAGGATCAGCCGCAGTTGCAGTTGGGTATGTATCCGGTGGACGATCCACAGGCTTTGAGGAACCCACGCAAAGATACAACGTATATACAGGCTGGATATACAGGGCTACAAGTAGTAAGTGGTACAGGATACGGGACAATTGAGTTGGGGACGGGGGGACCGTCCGGTGGCAGTAGAGATATTCAGTGGGGGTGGAATCCGGTTGGGCTTTATAACCCACTGCTTTTGCCAATACCAAACAATTTGATTTCGGTTGGTCAAATAGGAACAGTAACAGTATCAATCACTTAGGAGTAGAAAATGGACGCAAAAAAAGCAGTGCACAAACACGAAGAAGAAATGCATCCCGGCAAAGCCAAAACTAAATTTGCTAAGGGTGGCAAGACAAACCTCAATATGAAAAAATATGGGCGTGGTATGGCTAAAGTCATTAACCAGCGTTCTTCTTCAAGGGGTCGATAATGGCTAAGTACA